CACGTATAAAACTACCTAGAGCCTCTGCAGACAGCCAGATTTGCCCTCCTATGTCGTGTGCGCCAAGATAATCTGCCATTGATGCGAAGTTCCTAAGCTGTTGTTGGTAGCTTGTTAAAATATCAGCTACTTCAGTTGGATCTGTAGCAGATGCCCAAGCTATAGCCGTATCCTTTGTTAGTTGATTGATCTGCTCTGCAAGGTCTACAATTGCTGTTCCTTGTTCTCCTTTAAGTGCATCGGTAGAGATTGCAAAGAGTTTTTCTTGCATTGTATCTGTTAATATTCCGAATCCATAAGCACCAGAAGGTGTTTTCGATTCTCTTAGTTTCTGCTGATAGAGTTTCGTTAGGTTCTCAAACTCCTGCGTTTGCATATAGCCTGCTTCTATCATTTCAGAGATTGCGTTACGGAAAGCATCTAAGTCAGCAGAAGTTTTGTCGAAGTCATCACCCATTTGTGATGCCATTTTAGCGTTGTAATCGAGCTCTTTTTGTAGAGTTTGGGAGATTGACGATATATGAGCGTATCTATATTCGCTAACAATTCCAGCATACGCCTTAGAGTCTGCATATCCACCTTCTATTAATTGCTTTATAGCATTTCTGTAAGCGTCTAAATCGGCGTCTAAGCGATTGAAAGTAGGGTCTGCGATTTCTAACTCAAGGTTAACTTTTAAGGCGTTCTGAAGTTCGTTTTCTATGTCCTCAATGGATTTCTTGGCTTGTGTGGTATTGAGGTTAATGTTTAGGTTGTTCCAGAAATCATCATTAAAAAGTGTGGATACTTCTTCTTTGACTTTTTTAACGGCTGATTTCGCTTCCTTGTCGGCTTCGTACTGTGCTTGCCGTTCGTCCATGATTGATCTTTCAGTTTCAATTAGTTCTATATGCCTTGTGATTTGGTTGCGGTAGTGTTCTTTGGCTTCTGGGGTGAGAGCAATCGACTCCATAAACTCATTTAACGCAACAGCAGCTTCATAGATCCAAACCTTAATCTTGCCCCAGGTCTGTAGCCCCCAGTGTGATACGTCCTTCCAATTTTTAATTAGCAAATATCCTATGCCAATAAGTGCTGCGACACCTAAGATAACCCACCCAATAGGACCGCCGACAAGAAATGAGAGAGCTTCCCCGAAGGTTGCAGCTCCCCCTGCCCACGCTGAAAACGCAAAGATGAGTCTGCTCCCAAATGTGACTAAACCTTTCAGCAAGCCGGAAAGAGATGCTACAACCTTAACGAGTCCCCCTAGGAGGGTAGTAGCAGGTCCAATCAAGCCAATAAACAGTCCTAATTTTACATAAGCTTGTTGGGTCGCTTCGGGTAACTGTTGGAAGGCTTTCGCCATATCTCTTAATCTCTCGACAAACGGGATAATGATCGAGAGTGCCTGTGAGAACATAGGTAATAAAGCTTGCCCGAACTCGATTGTAACAGCTTTAACCTGTTCTTTTAACGATCTAAACTGACTTAGAGGGTTATCGAGTTCTCTAGCAAGGTGTCCCTGTGCTTTTCGAGATTGTTCCATGATTGCACCATAGCGTGCGACAACTTTCCCAGTTTCAGAGAGGGTTTCACCTTGTTTAATGAGTCCGTTTCTTAGAGCGTAATTTTCAACTGTGGCTTCATTGATGTTTATACCGAGTTCCCTAAGTGGCATAACCATTCCAACCATGCCAGATTGCAACTTCTCAAAAGCTGATTCAAAGGAGATATTATAAAAGGCCGCGAGATCATATGCAAGTGTTGTAAAGCCTTTAGCGAGGTCGTAGGCTGATTGTTCCGTCAGTCCCATACTTTCAGCCATAACCTTGAAGATACCCATTTGTTTGCGCATTTCGTACTCATTGATCTTCATGTCTTTTGCAAACTGTCTTGTAAAAGCGTGAGCCGTTTTCGTCATGTTTCCCATTGACACTTCAAATAAGGCTTCACTCTCAACAACGTCACCAGCCATCATGATTGCTTGCCGTCCAACAAGTGCTAGAGGTGTTGTTATTCCTAGAGTCAATGTTTTCCCAAGCCTTGTAACTTTACTCGCAAAAGCATCAAGTGTACGTTCAGCTTCGTGAAAGCCCTTAATTAGCTGATCGTTTTTAGTGGATAGTTGTACGTACAAAGTACCTAGATTTAGAGCCAAAGAAGCACCTCCTTTCTAATAAAAAAAGGCAGGTCTATTTGCCTGCCCTTTGTCGCATGTATTCCCTAAATTCTTCCGCACTGTTAAAGTGTGTACGCCTACCCATGAGTTGTTCCATTCTAAGTGGTTTTTTGTTAAACGGTATACGATTGCCTAAGACACATAATGCCCAAGCCAGACGTTCTTGTGTTGATTTTTGCCTGTCATTGTATCCTTTTAAGCACCGTGAAAACTCCCACCACGTTAAGGACCAGAACTCTCTAGGAGATAGGCCAATCTCATAAGCCAACGATAAGGTTTTGTCCCAATCTATAGGCTCAATTTCTTCACTAGTTCGGCTGTCACCACTTGTTCTGCCATTTTGTAATACTCGTCCTTCTCGGGAAGGTCGAACTCCTCTGGGAGTAAACCTTGTCCCTTGAAAAAAGGGACCAGTACCTCTAAAATTGCATACTCGTAGTCGCTTAAATGCACTAACTTGAACTCTGGATCTGTAACGATCGAGTTAACAGATACGTCGGCAAGTTGAGCAAATAACTCTAACGTGCCGTAAGGTCCTAACCCCCCTGTAAAGAGTTTGATCTGTATCTCGGGGTCTTTTTGGGTGATCTTGAAAAATTTTCCAAGATCAAGCGTTAACGTGTATTCCTTGCCATTGATTGTTACTTGGTGTTCCATCTAACACCCCTCCTTTGCTCTACTCAGCAGTCTGCTCAGCAGTCTGCGTTTCCTTTTCTAACTTGCCGTTGATACGAATAGAGATCGACATATCAGTGGGTCCTTCATCTGGTGGGGAAGGAGTCAAATTAGTGATGAACCCTTTGCCTGTGTACTCTGCCTTGCCGCTGCCTGCTTCTAAAGCAAACTTAATTAGGATTTCTTTATCACCGAAATAGTGGTCAATCAATGCCTGTTGTCCTGCGTCTGACTCGTCATACCTAACCGTACCGTCAATAGTAGCGTTCCTACGCCCCATCAAATACTCGGTCCAGCCTTCGTCGTCTGCGTGTGGGGCCTCGTTTTCGTTACGGCTAAGGTTTAGCGACAAATCTACACGTTTACCCACCTTTTGATAGGTAGGAGTTTTTCCATCTTCAGCAACCATCAAATACGCTAAGCGTCCCTCTGCTATTGCCAATGTTTATTCCTCCTTTTGGAATCTAAAGTTTAAAAAATAAATAGGCCTAGACGAATCGTCTAAACCCAGTCGATCGATATCAGATACCTGCCAAACACCATCTACAACACCATCTTTAACGGCGTGATTATATAAAGCATTTCTGATTGCTTCTAGCTTCGCATAAACTTCCGTGCCGTCACTATGAGGTGATCCTCTAACTCTAACTTGAACGGAAGGATAACGCACCATGCTACTATGGAGTGGAGGGAGTCCGCCTGTGTTGTAAATAGTGATCATTGTATGAGGTGCAGGAGGTGAGGGGGGTTCATTGTCAACAGCAATGCCCCAGCCATTTGGGTTTGACCTGCTTCCCAACCCTTTATCTTCCAGGAAGTCCGCTACTAAGTTCGCAATATTGGCTATACGCTCACCTTCTTTCTGATGTGATTAACATATTGGGAGATGTTCTCGTTTAGTGGCCGTTCAAGATACTTCGCTTCGCCCCCTTTAGGGTGATTATAGTTTAATTCTTCGTGCTGACGAACAGCATAAACCGTGTTAAACCCAACCTCTACAGTAAAATCCTTTGGCGTTTCGAACGTTGACATATATCCACTACCTCGAAGGTCGCCTGTGTCAATAGGCGCACGTTCTGTGGATTTTCCCTGTAAGTCAAGGGCAACGTCTATAAGGCCTTGTTTTGATCCTTCGCCGATCCTTTTAAGTTGGCGGTTCATCTTCCTTTGGATATCGCTTAGGCCTTTTAACTTTACAACCATACTTTCCACCCAATGTTTCTTCCCTGCAGATCAGTCATGCTTTCGATTGCCATTATTTGGTTAGCAGTAGACTTCTCGGGAGATAATGAGAAAAAGCCTGCCGTATTGGGTTTGAAGTCCACCCAACAAACAGACTTCGACATCTTCTCTTGACCTGTTTGATCTCGTCTAAGCTCCTGCCTATCAGCCCACCTACACTTCACTTCTTGAGGTGTACCTGGTCTTGGCTGGAAGCTAATAAACTCCACAGGGAAGTAGTAGGCTTTCTGATTTAATCTTAGCTTCACGAAAGCCCCACCACCTGCACCAAGTAAGGCATTAACAGACTCTTAGCAGTCGGACATACTCTGTCTTTTATCCTTTGCTTGGCTATAGCTTCAGAATAGCTTTCTGACGCGTCGCCAATGCTAACAGAGATTAAACCTTTGTCGGGATCTGTCTCTTGCTCTAAGAGGGAGAGAGCTTCCTCACAGACAGCGTATTTCAAGCGAGTAGGTATCCCCTGCATGAAGTCACGAGGGAACGCCATCTCTTGAGCAGGATCGAGTTTTCTTCCCTTGAAGGGCAGAGCGTCAACTCTGTACGTGGCAGTTT